ACTTACGCAGCCACTTCGGTGATTGCCGACAAACGATATGCCACCAACTTCTTCACTGATGAAGGCACAGTGATCAAGTCAGGAACCACAGGCGCTGCCAACACTGGCACAGTGACCGCAGGCCAGCAAAATCTGTTAGATCTGGCCATTGTGGACAACGTCACTTCTTAAAGTTTAGCAACCCTGAATCCTCTCAGCTACATACTGAGAGGATTTTTTTATGACCATAGCATTTGTATTGGGCAATGGACAAAGCCGAGCAAGCGTAGATCTAGTGCAACTTCAGCAACTGGGACCCATCTACGGCTGTAATGGGCTGTACAGAGACTGGGAACCTCACTGTCTCGTGGCCACAGATCGTCCCATTGCCGAAGCCATACAACGCTCGGGTTATAGTAAAAAAAACAGATTCTACACAAGACGACCTTTGCCTGATTTGGGTGCTCAAGTGGTTCCTAGAAAGTATCACGGCAACAGTTCAGGACCTATTGCCTGCGCTCTTGCCGCACTAGACGGGCATTCAAAAATGTATCTCTTGGGATTTGATATGGGACCTAGCCCTAGCAATCGATTCAACAATGTATATGCCGGCACAGAATTCTACAAAGCGCCAGATGCGGCACCTACATTTACAGGAAATTGGATACGCCAGTTGGTGACTATAGCGGGAGATTTTCCAACCGCACAATTTATCCGTGTTTGCGGACCCACTAGTGCCGAAATCAAGGAGTTCAAGAACATCGCAAACTTTGATACCATAGACATCAAACTGTTCCGTCACCGCCTGGATACCAACGACGGGCTGTAAGCCAGAACTACCTTTGATAAGAGTCTGGTAAATACGATCAGAGACTCTACAAATGACACAATACACCATTGACATCGGCGCGACACCAGATGACGGGCAAGGCGATCCGTTACGCACCGCGTTTAATTATACCAATTTAAACTTTGATCAGGTTTTTGCAGCAGGGCCGGTGCTGAGTAATGTGGCCATCGCCAACAACACAATCCAAACCACGAACAGCAATGGTAATCTAATCCTGGCTCCTAATGGTATTGGAAAAATACAAGCCAACGCAACAGTAGTTCCTGCGCTGGATAACATTTATGATCTGGGCAGTCCAAGTCGCCGATTCAATTCAGTCTATATAGGTACAGGCGGATTAAACATATTAGGTTCTTTGACTTTTGGGAATATCACGGTCAACAACATCAGTGCTACTGGATTCATGTCAGCGGGCGGCAATGTCACTGGCGGCAATTTGCAAGCCACAGGAAACATCTACATTGGCAACACAGTTTTTACTAGAACATTAACAGTGGGAACACGTACTACTCCAGTAACAGTTCCGCTGGCAAGTAACAATACTTTCAACGTCGGCCTTCGCGGCGGCGGAAATGTAGCGGTGTATACTACATAAATACAGAGATTGGAAAAAGATAATGACAAATAGAGTTCCGTTAATTATAAACTCAGGCACCGGCCAAATTCAAGAATTGCCAGCCGGCGATAATTTATCTTTGATCAGTAGTGACATTGTTGGTGTAGGCAACGTAACTGCCGTGGGCAATGTGATTGCCTCAGGAAACGTAAGTGGCACATATTTTCTTGGCAACGGTGCGTTACTGACCGGTATCAGTGTTGGATCGGCAGGGCAAATTTCAAACGGAACTTCCAATGTCAATGTTGTAAGTTCCGGCGGCAATATCACTGTGGGGGTGGGTGGAACTGGCAATGTAGCAGTGTTTGGCTCTAGTAGACTGACACTAGCAGGAGATTTGTTTCCCAGTGCCAACATCACTTATGATCTGGGCAGTTCGTCACAAAGATGGCGTGATCTTTGGTTGAGCAATTCAACCATATATCTTGGCAACAGTCAGATCAGTGCCAATGCCACTGCCACCACCATAACCAGCCCCACTGGAGGATTTTTTGTTCTGTCAGGAAGTGGCAATCTTACTCCCTCTGGCTCACAAGGCACAACTGGCGCACAGGGTAACACTGGTGGTGCTCAAGGAACCATAGGTACACAGGGTATTACAGGCACACAAGGCATACAAGGTATTACTGGGGTTCAAGGCACAACAGGAACACAAGGCACAACAGGAACACAAGGCATTCAAGGCACAACAGGAACACAAGGCATAACAGGTGCAGGCACACAAGGCATACAAGGTATTACTGGGGTTCAGGGTGATCTAGGAACACAAGGCGCAACAGGTGCAGGCACACAAGGTATTACCGGATCACAAGGCACGACCGGAACTCAAGGGATCCAAGGTATCACAGGTACTCAAGGAATCCAGGGAGAAATTGGAACTCAAGGCATTCAAGGCACGACTGGAACTCAAGGCATCCAAGGCACGACTGGAACTCAAGGCATCCAAGGCACGACCGGAACGCAAGGCATCCAAGGAACCCAGGGCATAACTGGCACACAAGGCACAACAGGAACACAAGGCATCCAAGGTACTCAGGGCATCCAAGGGTTACAAGGGCTTGGAGATCGATATGCCACAACCAGTAGCACCAGCCTAACAATCAGTAATGCAAGCAAGAATTTGACGGTCGGTACTGGATTAAACTACAGTCCTGGACAAGACATTATTGTTGCCTTTGATGGTTCCAACTACATGCAAGGCACATGTACATCTTACAACTCTGGCACTGGTGAATTGGTTGTAAATGTTACTGTTTCAGTAGGCGGCCCTGGACCTTATTCTAGTTGGCAAGTGAATCTTGCAGGAGCACCTGGACCAACAGGCGCACAAGGTATCCAAGGCACTACAGGTACACAAGGTGTCCAAGGCATCACAGGCACACAAGGCACTGTTGGTACACAAGGCATTCAAGGTACTACGGGTACACAAGGTACTACGGGTACACAAGGCACTGTCGGAACTCAAGGTATCCAAGGTACTCAGGGTGTTCAAGGTATCCAAGGGATCCAAGGCACTTTTGGGACTCAAGGTACAACTGGTGCAGGCACACAAGGTATCACTGGAGCCCAAGGTACTGTTGGTACTCAAGGCACTTTTGGTACACAAGGTATAACTGGTGCAGGTACTCAAGGCATCCAAGGTATTACTGGAACACAAGGTACTGTTGGTACTCAAGGTATTACTGGAACACAAGGTATAACTGGTGCAGGCACGCAAGGTATCACTGGAGCCCAAGGAAATATAGGCACACAAGGTGTTATCGGAACACAAGGTACAACCGGTGCAGGCACACAAGGCATCCAAGGTATCACTGGAACACAAGGCACAACTGGTACTCAAGGCACAACAGGTACTCAAGGCACAACAGGAACTCAAGGTATCCAAGGTATCCAAGGTATTACCGGAGCACAAGGTGTACTTGGAACACAGGGCGCAATCGGACCGGGCAACATCATAGACGCCACCAACAATACCAGTACCACCACATTATACCCTGTGATGGTTGGTGCTGCTGGCAGTGGTCAATTGGCCAATGTCACCACCAGCGGATTTGTATTCAATGCTTCAACTAGTGCTCTATCTATCACAGGTAACATAACCGGCAACTACATCCTGGGCAATGGTGCAAGTCTCACCGGTGTGATCACATCTGTGGCCAATATCAACAACGGCACCTCAAATGTCACCGTGGTCAGTTCCGGTGGCAACATCACAGTGGGAGTGGGAGGCACTGGCAATGTTGCTGTGTTTGCTACCACAGGTGAATACATAACAGGTCTATTATCTGCAACTGGTAATATCATTGGTGGTAACTTATTAACAGGAGGCTTGATATCAGCAACCGGTAACATCACCGGCAACAATATCATTGCCAACATATTTGCAACATCAAGTTCATTAAGTGGTAATATCACTGCCAACAATGGCATGTTCACTACCATAGTGAATGTGGCCAGTCATACTGGTGCGGTAGTAAGTGTCACAGGCAACATCACCGGTGGTAACTTAAACACCAACGGAGCAATCAGTGCAACTGGCAACATCACTGGCAACAACGCAATATTCACTGGCAATTTAAGTGTTGCGGGCAATGTGACCTACATCAGCAGCAACGTGGTTACCATCAACGACGTGGCAATCAATTTAGGAAACAATGCCTCTAACATAACTCAAGTGAACAATGGTGGCATTGAGCTGGGTCCTCAAGGCAGCCCATATGTCACATTCCTTTACAACAGTTCAGCAAATACGTTTACGTCAAATGTTGGATTGAGTGCTGCTGGTAACATCGCGGCGGCCGGTGGAACATTTGGTTCAGGTAACATCACCGGTGGTAATATATCCATAACCGCCAATGTGAATGGTGCCAACCTAGTGGCTACCACACTCAGTGCTACCGGCAATGTAGTTGCCAATAATGTTATAGCCACCACTATTGTGAGTGCAGCAAGTCACACAGGAACTTTGGTAAGTGTCACAGGTAACATTACCGCCAACAATGGCATGTTTACTAACATAGTAAATGTAGCCAGTCATACAGGTGCTGTGGTAAGTGTGACAGGTAATGTGAATGGTGGTAACTTGGTATCTGCTGCATTGGTTCAAGGTGCTACTGTAAGCAGTTCAGGTAATGTAGTCACTGTGGGTATAGCGGCAAGTGGTAACATATCAGCCACAGGCAATGTTCAAGGCGGTAACGGGATTTTCACCACCATTGTGAGTGCAGCAAGTCATACTGGAACTATAGTATCAGTAACTGGTAACATCACTGGCAATAACATTATCGCCAACATATTTGCAACATCAAGTTCATTAAGTGGTAACATCACTGCCAACAATGGCATGTTCACTAACATTGTGAATGTAGCAAGCCACACAGGTGCTGTAGTATCAGTGACAGGTAATGTCACTGGTGGCAATGTGAACACCACAGTGGTTACCGGTGCCACGATGACCATCAGCACTAATGCTGGTAATGCCAACATCGCATTCACACCAAACGGAACTGGCAATGTCACAACTGCTGCTAATCTAAGCGTCACCGGCAACATCACTGGTGGCAATATTTCTACTGCCGGCTCTGGCGGTAATATCACTGGTGCCAATGTGGTTTCCGCTACCACAGTTTCCGCTACCACACTCAGTGCCACAGGCAATGTGGTTGCCAACAACATGATTGCCACCACCATTGTGAGTGCAGCCAGCCACACAGGTGGCCTGGTGAGTGTGACTGGTAACATCACAGCAGCCGGTGTAGTCGCATCGGGCAATATATCGGCCACTGCCAATGTTCAAGGTGGCAACGGAGTATTCACCACCATAGTAAGTGCAGCCAGTCACACAGGAACCATAGTATCAGTAACTGGTAATGTGAATGGTGGTAACTTGATATCAGCCGCACTAGTGCAGGGTGCCACTGTATCAAGCTCAGGCAATGTGGTCACAGTTGGCGTGGCTGCTACCGGCAACATATCAGCCACTGCCAATGTTCAAGGTGGTAACGGTGTGTTTACCACCATTGTGAGTGCAGCCAGCCATACAGGTACTTTGGTATCAGTAACTGGTAATGTCACTGCCAACAATATCATTGCTAATATATTTGCAACATCAAGTTCACTTTCAGGTAACATCACTGCCAACAATGGCATGTTTACCACTATTGTGAACGTAGCCAGTCATACCGGAACCATAGTATCGGTAAGTGGAAATGTGAATGGTGGCAATTTGATATCAGCGGCCTTGGTACAAGGCGCTACGGTATCAAGTTCGGGTAATGTGGTTACAGTTGGTGTAGCTGCGTCGGGCAATATATCAGCTACAGGCAATATCCAGGGCGGCAATGGAGTATTCACCACCATTGTGAGTGCAGCCAGTCACACAGGAACTATAGTATCAGTTACTGGTAACATCACTGGTGGTAATCTAAATACCGCTGGAATATTAAGCACTTCGGGCAACATAGCAGCCAATAATGTCATAGCCACCACCATTGTGAGTGCAGCCAGTCACACAGGAACTATTGTTTCAGTTACAGGTAATGTGAATGGCGGTAATCTGATATCAGCAGCACTAGTTCAAGGTGCTACTGTATCAAGTTCAGGCAATGTGGTCACAGTGGGTGTGGCTGCTAGTGGTAACATATCTACCACGGGTAATATCCAAGGCGGCAACTTTGTGGGTGCTGTGGCAGCAACCACAGTGAGTGCATCGGGTAATGTCACAGCCAATAATGTAATAGCAACCACTATAATCAATACAGCCAGCTTTACTGGAACCATAGTATCAGTCACAGGCAACATCACCGGTGGCAATCTAAACACCTCTGGAACATTGAGCACCTCTGGTAACATAGCAGCCAATAATGTTATAGCAACCACCATTGTGAGTGCAGCAAGTCACACTGGAACCATAGTATCAGTAACAGGTGCCGTGACCAGCGCGTCGGTTGTGGGCGGAGTCATGACCGGTAGTTCAGTATCAGTAACAGGTGCCGTGACCAGCGCGTCGGTTGTGGGCGGAGTCATGACCGGTAGTTCAGTATCAGTCACTGGTATAGTAACTGGTGCGTCGGTTGTGGGCGGAGTCATGACCGGTAGTTCAGTATCAGTCACTGGTAATATCACAGCAGCGGGCGGCGTATTTGGATCAGGCAACATATCTACCACAGGTAATATCAGTGGCGGTAACTTCATAGGTGCTATCGTAGGTACTTCAAGTTCACTTTCAGGCAACATCACAGCCAACAATGGCATGTTTACCACGATCGTTAATGTGGCCAGCCACACAGGTGGCCTGGTGTCGGTCACAGGCAATATCACCGGTGGTAATGTGACTACTGCTGGCATATTGACTGTGAACTCAGGATCAGCAGCCACTGCCATTGTGAATGGTGCATCAAATGCCACAGGCAATATCGGATCCGCAACCACATTCTTCAACAGACTGTTTGCTCAAGCAACCACAGCACTGTACGCTGACTTGGCAGAGATGTATACCACAGATGCCAAATATGCTCCAGGCACTGTGTTGGTGTTTGGTGGCAATCAAGAAGTTACCACGAGCACAGAAACTCACGATCACAGAGTGGCCGGTGTAGTAAGTACCAACCCTGCACACATAATGAACTCAGGACTGCAAGGAGAACACACTGTGGAAGTAGCACTGGTTGGTCGTGTGCCTGTAAGCGTTATTGGTAACATCACAGCAGGTGATCGAGTTGTGACCAGTAATAGAGCAGGTGTTGCAGAAGCCTTGGATATCACACGCTATCAACCAGGTGTGATAATTGGTAAAGCGGTTCAAGGCCACACAGGCGATGAAGTTGGCGTGATCGAAGTTGTGGTAGGAAGACTGTAAAACTTTATAATCTGCATCGTTGTTGGTTGGCATAAATGTTAGTATGACATTAAGCCAACAGATTTACCAAAATGGTCTGACCAAACCTGTGATTGCCGCGGGCGGAACCATACATCCTCTTATCATTCCAGCCGAACTTACCAACGGAACTGGCTTGATGAATCCCAGCATCTTTATAGACGACGGTCGGATCCTGGTAAATCTACGCCATGTGAACTATACACTTTGGCACAGCGAAAACAAAAAGTTTGAACACAGATACGGTCCGCTGCAATATCTGCATCCGGAAAACGATCGCCATCTCCGTACCTGGAACTACTTGCTCACCATGAATTCGGATATGACCATAGCCACCACACAGGCCATAGACACATCCTCTCATGATGTAGAACCTGTCTGGACATTTGTAGGTCTGGAAGATGCCAGGATACAACGCTGGGACGATCGACTCTGGATCACCGGTGTGCGTAGAGATACCACCACAAACGGTCAAGGTCGCATGGAACTGAGTGAACTAGAAATTACCGATACCGGTGTGAAGGAGATCCTGCGTCGACGCATACCTGCTCCCGGTGCCGATGATACCTATTGTGAAAAAAACTGGATGCCGGTGCTGGATCAACCGTTCACCTATGTGAAATGGGCCAATCCTACTGAAGTGGTCAAGTACGATCTCAAAACTGGCACCACAACAACCACACATCATGACCCTGCACAACGCATCCCCGGAGTTCCAGACTTTCGTGGCGGCAGTCAAGTGATACCATACGGCGACAACTACATTGCCTTGGTACACGAAGTAAACCTGTTCAAGAGTGAAGCCGGCGAAAAAGATGCCACCTACAAACACAGATTCCTCATGTGGGATCGTGACTGGAACATGTTGGCATACACAGATGCATTCAGTCTCATGAAAGCAGACATTGAATTCTGCACTGGTGCTGCTTGGTACAACAACGAACTCTTGCTGACCTTTGGATTCCAGGACAATGCTGCATTCATCTTGAAGATGCCACGATCATGTGTGGATCAGTTCTTGGCTGAAGCAAATCGTATTCCGGTTGTGCCTACCATGACCACAGATGACGGTGTGGAACATGAGTTTGACTGGGGTGTGGCAGCCAACAATGCCTGGTTCCATGCCACCGTGAAAAAAGAGATCTTTGCGGACAACACATATCAAAGATTCTTTGAGATCAAGCCCGGCGATGTGGTACTTGATGTTGGTGCCAGTGCCGGCCCATTTGTGTGGAGCATAGTTCCACAACAGCCCAGCAGAGTGATCTGCCTTGAGCCACACAAACAACTGTATCCCACACTGGTAAAAAATGTCAGCCACACTAGCCTAAATGTCACAACCATAAATCGGGCACTGGGTCATTCAGATGGCATGAACTATCTGGCAGGACTCTACGACGAAACAAAACAAGCACACAGTGATGGCACAGATGGCGTGATACTGGAAACTATCAAGTTCAGCACATTGATTGAACAGCAGAAACTCACACACATAGACTTCCTCAAGATGGACTGCGAAGGCGGCGAATACGATTTTTTCACAGATGAAAATCACGATTGGATCATGAACAATGTGCGTAAGATAGCCATGGAGATACACTTGGCCACGCCTGCACACAAGGACAAGTTTCGCAAATTCAGAGACACTTACCTGAAAGAATTCACAAATTTTCACATACTCAGCATTGACTATGTGGATATCAAGTGGTCATTGTTTAGTGACTGGTTTATTGATCACTATGCCGCATGTATGCTGTACATTGACAATAGTGTAGCACCCCGAGACAAGAAAAAATGGCAGCACTACCCTGCACCCACACTTGAAATAACCACAATCATTCCGGAAAAAGGCTGTGTGGTTGATTGTGTGTTCTGCCCACAACGCACTCTGGAAGAAGTATACAAAGGCACCAGGATCCTAGCGTTAGATGACTACAAGTCAATGATCGACAAGGTGCCTACAGATGTTCGTATTACTTTTGCTGGCTTTACAGAACCCTGGATGAACAAATATTGCACAGACATGGTAGTGTACGCACATGACCAAGGACATCCTGTGAGCGTGTTTACCACCGGCGTGGGTGTGAGTGTGGAAGATATGGAAACCATAGTACATATACCATTTGCCGGCAACCCCAACGGCGGCTTTGTGCTGCACTTGCCCGATGCAGAAATGTTGGCACGACATCCAATCACTCCAGGCTATATCAAGACTCTGGAATGGTTCCGAGACAACCATCACAGGATCAAGAACTTTTCTAAAATGAGCATGGGTGCTGAACTACATCCCAGCATCCGACACATATTTGATAGTGCTCCTAGCTATGCCATGTGGAGCAGAGCCGGCAACCTGTTCCGTGAAGCAGTGGCCAAACCACAACTGATCACCCTGAGAGATCGATGGAATGCTATCACACATGAAGGGCCGAAGACCTGCGGCTGTGTAGAAGGATTATATCACAATGTGCTGTTGCCTAATGGTGATGTGAGTCTGTGCTGTATGGACTATGGTCTAGATCATATCATTGGCAACTTGCATGAACAATCATATGAAGATGTGATTCCTGAAGATCAGACTTGTTTTTCGTTATGCAACTCCTGTGAAAATGCCACAGATCCACGAGTCATAAACTTTGTAAAGTAACATGAAATATCTACATCCGTACATTGAAAATTCCGAAGATCCTGTTATTAACTTCTTGCTGGCACAAGAATACGAAAATATAGGGCAGACTGGTGCAGCAGTGAGTTTCTATCTACGCACCGCAGAACGCAGCACCACTGATCAACAACAATACGAAGCACTCATGCGATGCTGTATCTGTTTGGAAAAACAAAAAACTCGAGACGACACTGAAAAAGGTCTGTTGCTCAAAGCCATCTCACTGATCTCAGACCGTCCAGAAGCATATTTCTTGTTGAGCAGATTGTACGAGAAACACCGTGAATGGCAGGAGAGTTATACCACAGCAGTATTGGGATTGACCTATGGCAACTTTGATCTTGCACCCGTGGCCACTGATCAGTATCCGGGCTATTGTGGATTGTTGTTTCAGAAAGGTGTGGCCGCATGGCATGTGGGACTCACTGAACAGAGCAGACAAATCATGGTACATCTCAAAGAAAACTTTGTTCTGCATCAGATTTATATAGATGCTATCGATCACAACTTGAAGATTTGCGGATTACCTAAATCTCCATGGGTGGAAACAAAGTCGGCACCTGCTGTGCATGTGTCTCGGAAAAAATCTGACTTGTTCAGTTCACAACCTAGGCCGGGTGTGTGGATCGTAGACAACTTCTATCAAGACCCTGACGCTATTAGGAAGTTGGCCTTGGAACAAGAGTATGATCAAGGCGGCATAGGAAAGTATTACATAGGCAATCGCACTAAACAGCAGTTCTTGTTTCCAGGATTGAAAGAAGAATTTGAAAACATCATGAATCGTAAGATTGAGCGGTGGGAAGAACACGGCATGAATGGACGCTTTCAAGTTTGCCGAGAAGGTGAACCATTGGTATACCACTGTGATCCACAGAGATGGGCCGGCATGCTGTATCTAACACCCAATGCACCTTATCAGTCAGGCACATCCACCCATGCACTAAAAGGCACAGATGTGCGTCATCTTAGTGATCCAGACATTGCCAAATGTTTCAGACCTGGCAGTCAGAATCTAGATAGAACCATATTTGAACCTGTGGACAACTTTGGCAATGTGTACAACCGCTTGGTGATCTTCAATGCCGGATACTTGCATTCAGCCACAGACTATTTTGGATACAACAACGACAACTGCCGACTGTGGCAGATGTTCTTCTTTGATTAGACGCAGGTGATTTCTAAACTTGCTATCTTCTTTTGTATAGCATCTAGATTCACAGTGTTCCACAAGCCAGGGTGTAACGGTCTTGGCAGTCGGCCGCTGTGTACCCAAGCATATCCTACGTGTTCGTGATTGAGTTCTGGAATGAACTCGTGATCCACTCTGCACCAGAATGTATGATATTCAAATCCACCGTCGAGTGATGTGAATTTTTCAATGGGTATCAACTGTTGATACTCGGGCATGCTGCCTAATTCTTCAGCACATTCTCGCTCCACAGCAGTGATTAGTGTTTCGTTGGGTTCTACCTTGCCGCCGGCCAATCCCCATGTGTCTGGGTATTTTGAATCATTGCGTAGTAGATAAAGATACCCGCGTGTTCTAACGCAATAGAACCAGACCCCTACTGCTTTTACAACACAAGAGTCCATTCGCCTCCGGGATAAAGACCATCAATGCTTTTGACCCATTTAGTGCTATTCCAGAAGTATTGTATGCCTGTAGTGATATTGACCACATATTGCGGATCTGTAGTGCCTTGACTTTGAAATACCACCACCCACCGTGCTCCATCAAACTCAATAATATCATTAGCATTGGCAATCAGGGGTTGTCCACTGGTACCAAGCCAGGCAGTAGGATTGCTTGGGTTGGCAACATTGCCTGTGCTTTCGTTTAGCAAATATCGTTGACCAGTTAGACTGCTATCTAATCCATCTCCGGGTGCGCTGGTCAATGGATTAACCACAGCATCTACCGGACTTAGAGTGTTTTGTGGCATAGTGTCCGCGTCGATATTAAAGATCAACAATCGATCATCGGCAGGATTTACCGCAATGGTTCCCACAACCGGAGATCCGTTGTCGGGATCCCACGGGTCGGCTAGTGTGATATAACTGATTCCAGGACGAAATACTCCATACATGCCAATCACGGCTGGCCATGTGATCTGCGGATTTTCTGCAACAGGAAATCCAAATGGCTCTAGGCTTAATCTGTCTGGACGCACCGGCGGTTGGGTTGATTGTAGTACCTGTAGTTGATTGTCCAGCAGCAGAACTTGATATCCTCCAGGTGTGACTTTGATCCTGGTGCCCAACAACAAGTCACTATTGCTGATGGCATTCACAGTATCGCCCTGTGCATCAAAGATGCTGGCAATCACTCGCTCCACCACACCCAGTTTCTTGATCTTGGCCGGTGACGAAATCCAGATAGGCATGCTGAATGTCATGGTCATGATATCGATGGGGTCACCGGCGTTAACAGGAATAACCTTGCTAGACCATTTAACATTGTCAAGATTGCACACACTGAGGCTGGTCCAATCAATATAATTGTCTGTGGCCTGTATTTCCAACGCAGGATTAAACAGCGTGGCAATCTGTTCAAACAACTGCATCTTCTGATTGGTATTACTGGTCCATATGTCCAGATCAATGGTGAGTTTGTATGGCACCGGCATGAGTCGTTCCACTTGGAAAGCATTTCCTTGTGTGGTTTCATAACTTTCTGTGCCCGGATCCCAAGTGCGTTGGCGCACAAATATCTTGTTCACATGATACGGTTCTTGCATGCGTTCACGGTCATAAGCAAGACCAGTGATGTGGAAAGTCATCAAGGGCGTGGCATTTAATGAGTTAGCAGAGTTCTGATTCAATATGGTCTGTGCATTTCTGCTGGCATCACCATAGCGTATGGGCACACGCACTAGGTCAGTAGTACCTTGTTCATTGCGTCCGTATTCAACTTCAAACAAACTGAACATGCGTGTAAACTGCAATAGATAGCGACGAATTTGTTCGTCATAAAAAAACATTTGACTCATTTAGCTGCTTTTCTGGAATGGTTGTGTAGGCGGATATGGATTGGCCGGCAGATTGCCACCTTGATCACCGTTGGCAGCATCGGGTATCAAGGCCTCACTTAAACTCTGACGACTAGGTACATTGCCAAGATCTGTGGTATTCACTGTGTATGTATTGTTTACAAAGCCGGAGCGTAAAGTATCGTTGGTGGATCCAGGAGTGAGATTGGTTCGTACCTTGCTTTCTATCTTGATCCAGGTCCTGCCACTGTATCGGAACAAGCGATTAGGAAAGTAATCTAATCTCAATGCAAACTGTCCGGCAACCGGATTGGGCGGAAAGTTAACTCCTGCTGTGACCGGCAAGCCATTGGGCGCAACTCCATCTCCGGTCAAGTAACCTGCGGTGTACCCATCAGCAGTGGGCGTGATCCCTTGATTGGCCACAGTTCGGTCAGCAGTGGCAATGGTGTAGTCTGCTGTATAACTGGCAGATTCAGGATTGGCAGGTGTGCCATCTGGATTGGTAGCAACAATAAAAAATTTCACAACATCAAATCCTGATGTGGGCACTTCTGCTTCTGCCTGTGCCAGGATAGCATCATTGATCTCCAAGTTTCTTGGTCGTGTGCTTTGTTGCTCTTCAATGGTGGTAGGATTGGTAACCAAGGTCCAATATTCCGTGTTGTTGATCTCTGTGCCCGGTGGCACATTCTTGTTTGATGTATAGTAAGTATCGCCTGAAAGCACTGTGACACCGCCTGGATAGAAATTGCCCGGATCCCAGATGTTGAGAGGTTCAAAGGGCTGTTTGGTAATTTCATTGAATTCTTGACTGTTGACCATGGGTGTGGCTTTCACTCGCCACAGGTGAGGTAACCATGTTTGGCTGAAACCTTCACTAGCAAACGCCGCATCCTGTATCACATACCATTTGGGTAATGCTCTGGGTATGGCCGAGTCTAATGGATTGTAGTCTCGGAGATTGGGCAGTTCCAACACATCCCCATTCATGAGTTTGCGACCCATGGTGTCGATCATGTCATTGTAATGGAATGTGATGAACAAGGTATCGTTGTTCAGGAACAGGCCAAACTGGGTGAGATCAAAGTCGATATCCTGTTGGCGATAAACGCCGCGCATGACATAGATATCGTTGTCGTATGCTCGGTCACGGTTTTCCAACAGCAGCAGGTCTTCAATAAACAGCGGGTTGGTTGAGTCGTATTTGGGCAAGGTAGCATCGTTGTTGCCAGTATTGTCGTTGGTGAGAGGTCCCAGGTATTTGTGCAAATACATGTCGGCGCCCCCCACCTGATACATTTCGGAGATGGTTCGATCAAAAAATCGATAGTCGGCCGTTCTGTTAGGCCTATAAAGTGACAATCTTGGCATAGTGCTGTATTTATGCCCAGGTTGACCGGAAAGTCTGCTTCAGTTATAATACTCGCATGAAAGTCATAAAGCTAGACCGCAGATACAAACCGCATAAAGAAGCCGGGTACCAAGCCGGCCTGCGATTTGAGAGCTGGTGGGATCATAAAGACAAAATCTCCCAGATTGAACGGATCTGCCAAGCCCGCTTGAACAGCGGCTGGGCGGCCAAGAACTCTGATTGGCTTGCGTATTTTGGAAAACGGAGATACAGCATATCCGCACCCTACTACATCATGTTCCGCAGAGAATCAGACATGACATTTGTGCTCATGTGCGCGGACTTGACCAAAAAAGCCTGATGTGCTATAATTACATCATAAACACCAGCAAAGGACTCGTATGGCAACTCTAGCAGCAAAAGCCAATGTCAAAGCATTGAACCCTCGCAGCCCTGACACCAAGTATGTGGGCAACGAACCCGAATGGCGTGTGCAACCCACAAGCAATCGCGTGAGCAAGTTCAGCAATGCGTTTGGCTGGTACAAC